GCTGGACACCCGCGTCTCGGCCCTCATCACAGCAATCGGAGCCGCCATCTGATTCATTTATGAATACTTTTATAAAAAATAATAGTCTACTAATTTGTAAAAAAAAAGACGATACCATTTTATGGTTAGAGCCTAGAACAAATACTATAGTTACCACTTCTGGTACTTCTAATGTGGAGCAATGGTTGGACATTAGTGGCAATGATTATCATGCTTCTCAATCGGTTGTAGCCGATCAGCCGAGATATATAACTACGCCATATAAAAGAGTTGCGTTCGGTAGTTCGGATAAATTATTCGTTATATTTCCAACAACTATTAATGGAATTATGATTTTAGGAACCACAGGAGGCACAGCAGCATATGCTGTTTCCATACCAGCAGGAACATATATTGTTGGTAGACACAGTAATCAATATATGCCAGACAATTCGATTTTTGGTCAAATTATTATTGATTCTACAGCGAGCGAGACTGATATTAATACCCTAATATCTTATGTAAGAAACATATTAAATGCTGGAAATAACTATGAAACAATAACAGCTTTTTCAAATTATTGGAGATCATGGTCAGAGATAATAGAATTTCCATTAATCGACACCAGTAGTGCCACAAGTTTGATAGGCACTTGGAATGGTTGTTCTGGATTAACGTCGTTTCCTTTATTAAATACTAGCAATGTTACAAATTTTAGTTTAAGTTGGGCCAATTGTTCTAAACTACTTACTTTCCCAAGTATAGATACTAGTAGTGGACAAGATTTTACTACAACCTGGGGTGATTGTGCCTCATTATCCAGTTTTCCATTATTAGACTTTAGTAACGCAACAACTTTGGAAAACGCTTGGCAAAACTGTCTTAGTTTAACCAGTTTTCCATTAATAGTTATTCCTAATGTGGTAAATCTAACTAGATCTTGGGCTAATTGTATCGGATTAACATCTTTTCCGCAAATAGTAACAACAAATGTAACAAATTTTAATCAAACGTGGCTAGGCTGTACTAATTTAACAAATTTTCCAGTTTTAGACACAAGTAACGGTACAACTTTTAGTCGAACATGGTCTAATCTAAGAGAAATTACATCATTTCCTCTATTAGATATTAGAAAAAGCACAACCTTTAACCAAGCATGGAACGGATGCTTAAAGCTAACTAATTTTCCAGCCAATTTTTTTAATGGATGTAATGCTGTTAATTTTACAAATGCTTTTAGCAATACCTTATTATCATCAACAAGTATTGATAATATTCTTGTAAGTATTAACAGCAATGGCACTAGTAATGGTACTTTTAATCAAAGCGGCGGATCAGCACCTTCAGCCGTGGGACAAGCGGCCATAACAGCCATGAGAAGCAGGGGGTGGATAATAAGTGTTACTGGTGGATTTTAGTGGTGTATTAAATATATACTATAATCTTTTAACATAAGGAAAAAATTATGGCCAATGATATTACGCTAGCTATAGGTTCCAACCCAATTAAAAATGGCACACTTTTAGTTCAGTGCAAAGTAACTGGATTTTCAGTAAATGATACATATAATCAATATGTAAAAAATACTCCATTATTATCTGAGATCGAATCCAAATACGATAATCGTTTTGACGATCCAAGTTATTATTATGGAGGCGGCGCTGACGGTGGAGATGTAGCATGAAAATAAAAGCTGGATATCGCACGAGCGAGTTCTGGTTTACATTAGTAAGTTTTATATTTAGTGGTCTATACTTAACAGGTATTCTTAAAGAAAATGACCAAAAAGAAGAATTAATAACTATTGTATCTCATGCTGTAGAAAGTGTTATACTAATAAGCGGACAAGTGTTTATTTTAGCAAGATATATAAGGGGCAGAAGCGAAGTTAAAAAAATAGCTGAAACCGAACATTTGGAACTAATCAAAAAAGAGGAGACTAATAATGACAGTAAAAGAACTAATACTAAACCAAGCAGAAAAGGTTCATCAACAACTAAAAGAAAATCTACAAAACGTAAAAAGAGTAGCACTAAACGAAGCGTGGAAAAGTCTACAGCTCGTAACCGCAAGCACAGTTCAGATAATTGAAACAGTTGCTAAGGATTTAGAGGGCAAAGCTAAAAAAGATATTGCAATAGAATATATTAATAATTTCTATGATAAGGCTTTTCTAGTTGTAGATATTCCGTTTGTTCCATCGTTGGTGGAGCCTATTATACATAAGTACATAAAAAAAATTCTCATGATTATGGTTTCAGCTTCTATAGATGCAACAGTAACCATTTTCAGAGAAACCGGTGTTTTTCTTAAGAAAGGAACAATTTAAATGTTAGACTATGCTCAAAGTTTTGAAGAATTTTCCTCATCACTAAAGCCGATTGACCTAGCCTTATATGCTGGCATAGGCGTTATATTGTGGGTTTTATTTAAAGATAAACTTAGTCCAATACAAAAATTATGGTCGGATCTAACAACTAAAGCTCTTAATGCTATTGGTAAAAATAATATGGTTGAAACACCAAAACCAACCCTTGTAGCTCCAGAAAGTAATGATATATTTTTTGAATTAGTTGCTTCTTGGAAGCAAACACGAGATTTGGCTGTAAAAAGTGGGTGCGAAGAAGCTGTAAAAGTCGCTGATCAAATGTTTCCATATCTAAGTCCAACAATTTGTGGTGAGGAAAAAGTATGAATAATAAAGTATTACTAGTTATAGGCGGAATATTATTACTTATTGGTTTAGTTAGACCAAATATTAATTTACCCATCAATAATCCGAAACCGGTAGATACTACTATTGTTGTCGTAACTCCTCCCGAAGACAAAGAATTAAAAGAAAAATGTCAATTGGTTATAGATGCGTTAAAAGCTGGGCCTTCTGATAGAAAACAAGACGGCAAGAGATTATCGGAGTTGTATTCAGATTTGGCAGTATTGATCAGACTAGATGGTGAAAACGAAGTTGTCAAAACAACTGAAGAAGTTAGACAAGCCAATTCTTTATCTGGTTTAATGTTGCAAATGAGTATAAAAGATAAATATGATGGCCTATCAGAAGCAACAAATGCTGTTATTATAAGCGAAATTGGTGATGATATAGTACCTTTAGACAAAGATCTAAGAGGCAAAGCAATAAAAGCCTTTATGGCTTTATCGTGGGCTTGTTTAGAAGGAAGTAAATAATATGCCAAGATTCTCTCCAAATGATTTGTACAATAATTATCGCAAGGGTTTCTCAGGATGCCTATGGGAACAGCATATATTTGATGAACTATTAGAAACTTCAAAATATGCTTACTTCGCCGATGGCGCTAAAAGAATTAAAAATAGCGGCAAAGGCAAGCTTAGTGTGCCATACAAAAGCGTATTAAAGTTTGATAAGAATCCATATAATGAAAGACAAACAACTGGAGATTGTGTTAGTCATGCAACAAGAAACGCTTGTGATGTTTCTAGAGCTGTAGAAATAGATGTTCATAGAGATAGAGAGGCTTGGTTAGCGAGAGGTGCTACAGAAGCTATTTACGGAGCAAGAGGTCATGGTGGCCAAGGGATGAGTTGCTCTAGAGCGGCTACGTTTGTTAGTCAAAGTGGCGGAATTTTAGTCAGAAAAAACTATAAAGGAATTGTTGATCTAAGTAAATATAATGGAAATGTTGGTGCTAGTTGGGGATCACGAGGCTTGCCCGATCCTGTAATAGATTTAGCTAATGACCATCAAATTAAAACAGTAAGTTTAATTAGAACTATCGAAGAAGCCAGAGATGCTTTAGCTAATGGTTATGGTTTGTCTGTTTGTTCTAGTTATGGATTTAGTAACAAAAGAGATAACAAAGGATTTGCAAAAGTAAGTGGTAGTTGGGCTCATGCAATGGCCTGGATAGCCTGTGATGATACTGGTAGTGAACCAGCATTTTTGGTTCAAAATAGTTGGGGTAAATGGAATGATGGGGGTCATCCAGAATGGGGTAAAATACCAGACGGTTCATTTTTAATTCATGCGGATACCGCAGCAGGGATGCTTAAACAAAACGGCGCCTATGCGTTTAGTCAATTTGATGGTTTTCCTGTTCAAAAACTTCCTTCTTATGGTTTTGAGGATTATTTATGAAACTATTAGATAAAATTGCACTCAATAGACTATTAAGTATAATTGCCAGTTTTATATTAGGTGTAATAAAAATTCTATCACCTAAAAGTGTTGAAGAAATCGATAATCCAAAACCAGATCGTAGATGGAAACCAAGATGGAGAAAAAAAGATGAATAAATTATTTGTTGTTCTTTTGATTGGTTCAGTTCTATTTACATCAGATTATGGATATAATGGCTCAACCACAGGAGCAGTAACTCTTGTGGCTGGTATCATAAAAGCTAAACATATTGATAAAGAAAAAAAATATCCACGCAAAGATTGCCCAGTATGCAAAGGAAAGGGTAAATATTTAAGTGGTGATGGAATAAAAATGGTAGATTGCGGATATTGTGAAGCAGATACTAAGAGCGAACCAGAAGAAGTTACTCATCCTCCTGTTGTAATAAAACCAGAGTGTAATACTAAGGTATATAAAAAATGAATGAAAAACTAAAGAGTTTAGCTGAAAGAATAAGAAAATTATCAAATATACCAGAAGAAGAAAATTTCGGTAGTGTTATAGCTATATTGATGATTATAAGCATAACTCTCACTCTTATAAGGGTTTTACAAGAGTGTAATAAAAACAAGCTTTCAGGAACCTACTCGACTCAAGATAAATACAATTTATATGGAGCAGAAATCAGATCTTATTCTATCAAAAGAGGCTGGTTTACAAAGATGAGAATTAAAAAATTAATACGACAAAAAATGAGTAAAGAACAATATGAACAATATGGTTTGCAATTATTAAATGCGTTTCTAGATACAGGAGAAAATCTCAAGGATGATGAAGTTATAACTTTAGTGGAGGCAGCAAATGTTTAATATTTTAGTATGGTGCGTATATGGATTATTTGTTGGTAGTATAGCTAAGTCTATAGTCCCCGGCGAAGAAAGAATGGGATTTTTTCAAACAATAGCTATAGGTGTTGCTGGTTCATATATGGGTGGAGCAATACTATATCTCTTGGGCAGTTATGAGAGTATCAGTCCATCGGGATTAATAATGGGTATCGCTGGTGGAGTACTGAGTTTAGTTCTATACAACAAGGTTATAAAAAACACTTGACACACCCTAACATAGTGCTATAATATAGCATTATGCTAAGACCAAACTGGACAGATTATTTTTTAGGACTGGCTAAAGTTGTATCTCAACGAAGTCACGACGCACAAACTCAACACGGTTGTGTTATTACGGATAAAAATAATCGTATACTAGGATTAGGATATAATGGTTTTCCTCGTGGTCTAGATGATAAGCTTTTACCAAATACTAGACCAGATAAATATCCTTGGATGATACATGCTGAACGTAACGCCTTATCGAATTGTATTATTAGACCAGAAAATGGGATAGCGTATGTTACCGGTCAATGCTGTAACGATTGTGTTATGGCGTTGTGGCAAGAAGGTGTTACAAAAATTATAATGTGTAAAAATCACGGTACACATTTGTTTGATGAATCAGCACAAGAAAGATTTAATGTTTTTGTACAAATGAGTGGCGTAGATATTCAGTATATCGAACCAAATCTTTCATGGCTGAAACAATTGTGTGGTGTAATATGATATATAATATTAGTTTTTACATTATATTGATGAGTTATATCTATCAAAGTATTACTGGAAATATAGATATGCAACAAAAGACTTTTCAAGGATTAGTAATACTGGGTTTTTTAAATTTATTTCATAATTATTCTGTCTCAAGGAGATAATATGTCTGCGCTTCAAGAACTTCAAAATTATACATTTGTTAGTAAATATGCTCGCTGGCTAGAAGATAAAAAGCGCAGAGAAACTTGGAAAGAGGCCGTAGAGCGAGTTAAAAATATGATGCATACTATGTATGCTGATAAGAACATATCAGAAGATATTAATTGGGCATACGATATGATGTACAAGAAAAAGGTTCTTGGTAGCCAAAGAGGTTTACAGTTCGGCGGAGAACCAATCTTAAAAAGACACGCAAAGATTTATAATTGCACAAGTTCGTATTGTGATAGATTAAGATTTTTTCAAGAATGTTTTTGGTTGCTTTTATGTGGTAGTGGAACAGGATTCTCGGTTCAAAAACATCACGTTGCTAAACTACCAACACTAGAACACAATCCTCCAGCAGACCAAGGAACTATCTATGTTATTGAAGATAGTATTGAAGGATGGGCGGATGCTCTTGGTGTTTTGTTAAGCAGCTATTTTAGTAAACCGGTAGAAGAATTTAAGCAATATAAGAATTGCCATATTTTATTTGATTATAGTAATATTAGACCACAAGGATCAGATCTAAGTTCTGGCGTTGGCAAAGCCCCAGGTTTTGAACCATTAGCAAAAGGATTAGAAAAAATAAGAGTTTTATTAGATCGTTGTATAGCAAATGGTCAAAAAAAATTAAGACCAATTGACGCTTATGATATTGTTATGCACAGTAGTGATGCTGTATTAAGTGGTGGTGTTAGAAGATCTGCTAGTTTAGCATTATTTAGTGCTGATGATGAAGAAATGGCCAAGGCTAAAACAGGCAATTGGTATATTGAAAATCCACAAAGAGCAAGAAGCAATAATTCCGCACTCTTATTGAAGAACGAAACAACTTTCGAAGAATTCTCAAAATTGATGGAAAGTGTCAAAGAATTTGGCGAACCAGGATTCATTTGGAGTGATTCTACAGAAATGACTTTCAACCCTTGCGTAGAGGTAGGGATGTGGCCAGTTGATGAAGAAAGCGGCAAAAGTGGATGGCAGGGATGTAATTTAACAACAATTAATTGCTCTTCAATTGAAGATGAGCAAGACTTTTATGATCGTTGTAAAGCAGCTGCTATTATTGGAACACTACAGGCCGGATTTACTAAACTAGATTATCTAGGGGATATCAGTTGTAAGATCTTTGCTAGAGAAGCTTTGTTAGGGGTGTCTTTAACTGGTATTATGGAAAAACACGATTTGGTATTATCAGAAAAAGTACTAAAGGCGGGCGCTAAGGTAGCAGTTGAAACAAACAAAGAAATGGCTAAAAAGATTAATATAAATCAGGCAGCCAGAGTTACTTGCTTAAAACCAGAAGGCACTAGTAGTAGTATGCTTGGTACATCTTCCGGTATTCACCCACATCATGCTAAACGCTATATAAGACACGTACAGGCCAATGTTTTAGAAGCACCATTCCAACACTTTAAGAATTATAATCCACAAGCGTGTGAAAGATCAAGATGGTCTGCAAATAATACGGATGAAGTTATTAAATTTCCTATTGAAGTGCCTGATGGTTCCAAATTAAAAAATCAACTACCAGCAGTAGATATGTTGAGCATTGTTAAAGATGCCCAGAAGAATTGGGTATATTCTGGTAAAAATAAACATTTATGTACACAAGATTATTTAAGTCATAATGTTAGTAACACAGTAACAGTAAAACCCGATGAGTGGGACGATGTGACAAAGTACATATACGACAATCGTAAATATTTTGCTGGTATTAGTTTAATTCCACAAAGTGGAGATAAAGATTATCCACAAGCACCATTTACTACTGTTTATACTAGTAGAGAAATTGTTAAAGAATATGGAGATGCTGCGCTGTGGTGCTCTGGATTAATAGAATTAGCACTAAATGCTTTTGATAATAATTTATGGGCCGCTTGTGATTATGTTACTTTAAATCAAGCTCATAAAGATCATCCAGAGTCTAAACTTAAATTTGTGACCAAAATGAAAAATTTTGCTGGAAAATATTTTGATGGAGACATTAGACGTCTAACATATTGCATGAAAGATGTTTATAATTGGAAGCTTTATTGTGATCTATTCAACACATTCAAGAAGGTTGATTATACACAACTAGTGGAAACAGAGGATAATACTGCCGGAATAGAGGAAGTTAGTTGTGCTGGTGGTGCATGTCTAATTTAACTTTATTTCGAAAGGTATAAACTTGAGAAAACAAAAAAAGAAAAAAACTATAGATGCTACAAATTCTATTGCTCCCAGCGTTTTAGGCTTTGCTTATAAAAACAGACTAAAACCAAGAACAATTAATCAGAACGAATTTGTTCGTACTGTTGCAGAAAGCACTATTACCTTTTGCCAAGGGGTTGCTGGTAGTGGTAAAACGCATATTGCTGTTGGTATGGCTTTAGAATACTTATTAGAAGACAAAGTTAATAAAATTATTATAACCAGACCAGTTGTGGAATCTGGGGAAAAGTTAGGGTATTTACCCGGAACAGCAGAAGAAAAATTGCATCCTTATCTGTTGCCAATTCTAGATGAAATTGGATACTTTATCCCGATGAGTCAATATGGAACTCTTAAAACTCAACATAAAATAGAGATCGTTCCATTAGGTTTGATGAGAGGTCGCAATTTTCATAATGCGTTTATAGTAGCAGACGAATGTCAAAATGCATCATATGATCAATTGAAAATGTTGTTGACACGCATAGGCAATGATAGTAAAATGGTATTAACCGGAGATGTAAGTCAATCGGATCTACAAAGATATTTACGTGGCGGTTTTATACAGCTAATCTCTGCTTTACGAGATATAGAAGGTATAGGGGTATCAGAACTACATAACTCTGACATTATCAGAAATCCTATTATTGGTAAGATTTTGTCTAGATTAGAAAACATAGAAAATGAGACATCAAAATAGAAGATGCTTATTGCTTAATGCTGATTTTAGTCCATTATCTATTATATGTTGGCAAAAAGCTGTTATGTGGCACATGCGTCATGAACATAATCCTAAATATGGGATAGATATTATAGACTTTTATAAGAACGACCATATTAATGGCGTTAATAATAAAAAATATCCCATACCAGCAGTAGCAAGAACTAAAAGATTCTTTCGTCAAAGTCATCAAACTCTAATTTTTTCTCGTAAAAATATTTTTCTGAGAGATAACTATACCTGTCAATATTGTGGTATTCAATATGAGATCAATAATCTGACATATGATCATGTGATACCGCGATCAGTGTGGAGCAACACGAAACTGTCTCCTACTTGTTGGACAAATATAGTTACGGCTTGTGTGTCTTGTAATAGAAAAAAGGGCAACAAAACACCAAAACAAGCAAATATGCCATTAATAAATATTCCAATAAAACCCACCAAGAGTCAAAAATACTTGCCGGTCGCCCATCATTTGCGTAAGATAAAGACAGATATCCCATTGGAATGGAAAACATATTTACCAGAATTTTATTATGCCTAATTATACTTACGGTTGTGATTCTTGCGGCCAAAATTTTGAGTTATTTGCCTATATAAAGGATTATAACCCTACCCCATCTTGTCCAAACTGTAAAAGAAAATCACACAGACTCTATCATATAGACGTATTAACTCAGTCAGCTTCTGATAAAAAATCAGATAGTGAATTAAAAACTATCGGAGATTTGGCTTTAAGAAATTCTGAAAGAATGAGTGAAGATCAAAAAATTTCACTATATCAAAAACATAATTCGTATAAAGAAAATAAAGAGGAATCTAAACCATTGCCGTCTGGCATGAGTAGGATCAAAAAACCTCCAAAAACAGCTTGGCCAGGATCTAAAGGTATAAAGAAAAAAAGGAGTCCTAAAAAATGAAGGCAGAAAATTGCATATTTGTACAAAACAAAAACAAAGAACAAGAAGAAATAAAAGACACAACATATCAATTTTATACTATCCTTGGTGAGCACGATTTTATAGATTCATCAAATAAACCACAAGCCAAAAAAGAATCATCTAAAGTAGTAGCTAAATCAGTTTACAAAAATGGAAACAATAAATTCTATATCAAAATAGGAACATATGGTAGGATTTTTAATCCAATCGGTTTATTTAGTGAAGGAAAAAATGAAAAGTTTATAGCCAAAATAGGCAGAAAAGAATTCGAATTCAAAGAAGTAAATCAAAAAGTATTCGATTTATATTTAAACTTTTTATCTACCAAAAACATAGCATGGTTAAACAATGCAGAAAGGGAGATGGTTTGATGGCTAAAACGAAAAAGAAAACAAAAGAAATAGAGTACGCTGTGAAATATTTATATGAAACTACGAAGATGTCTATCTCTAACATTGCTTTAGAACTTGGAGTTGCAGAAGCTATAGTTGACGGTATAATCAACGCAACACCAGAACCAACGCAGTTGAAAAAAAGCAAAAGTCAAGACCTTATGATTAGACATACTTCTGTCAAAAAAACTAATAATGTTAGCATTATGACAGAAGGTGCTTCTCAAGTTAACGATGAGTTCAAAAAAAATAGCACAACAACACCATCAAAACGCTTTAATAATTCCATCTATAGGCCAAATGGCTAATAAAAAATATCCGTCTAAATATTCTAACGGTAAAGAAGTAAGTGCGGCTCAGTATATCACAGAATTAATATGTGAAAAACGAGCCAAGCTTAATAAATTAGATTTACACTAT